TTAACATTTGAATTAGCAAGTCATAGTGCAAGTTTATTAGGTTCAGGTACTGTACCTCTAGCTAGATTGTCTGACATATCAGACGGTCAGATAGCATCTGACGCTGCTATTGCAATTAGTAAATTAGCTGAAAATGCTATTACAATTAATGGAACATCAGTATCATTAGGTGGCAGTATAACTACACCAGATACAGATACAAACACAAATCAGTTAACTACATTTAATGTAACTGCTGATAGTGGTTCTGACCAAGTAATATCTCACAATGAAACTCTTGATATAGCAGGTGGTACAGGAATTAGTACAGTTGTAGGCAATACAGACACAGTTACTATAAACTTAGGAAATCATAGTGCATCACTATTAACATCAGGAACAATTCCTGTTGCAAGAATATCTGGTATATCAGACGGAAATATAGCCAGTGATGCTGCTATTGGTAATTCTAAATTAGCTAACAGTGCCATAACTATAGACGGCACTTCAGTTTCGTTGGGTGGAAGTATAACTACAAACAATACACAGTTGTCTACAGAACAAGTACAAGATATAGTTGGAGCTATGTTTAGTTCTAATACAGAAACAAGAATTACAGCTGAGTACCAAGATGCAGACGGAACTATAGACTTGGTAGTAGATGATATGACTGCAAATACAAATCAGCTTACAACATTTACATTGACTGCAGACGGAGGTTCTGACCAAGTAATACAACACGGAAATACTTTAGATATAGCTGGTGGTACTGGTATAACAACAGCTGTTGGTAATACAGACACTGTTACAATTAACTTAGGCAACCACAGTGCTAACTTATTAACATCAGGCACTGTGCCTCTTGCTAGATTGTCAAATCTTAGTGATAGTGAAATAGCTTCTGATGCAGCAATAGCTATCAGTAAACTAGCTGAAAGTGCTATAACTATAAATGGAACAGCTGTTTCTCTTGGTGGAAGTATTACTATTGCATCAGGTAGCTCACCAAATAACGCAACTATAACACTATCTAATGGAGCTGGTATAGGTTCTATTGGAAACTTTACAACAAATCAAAGTGGTGATGAAACATTAACTATAGGTGTAGACGGTATACTACAAGACTTAGATACATTAGGTGCACCTTCTAGTAATGGTCAATTTATTGTTGCTACTGGTTCTGGAGCTTTTCAATATGAGACAGGTAGTACAGCAAGAGCAAGTTTAGGTTTAGGAACTTTAGCTACTCTTAGTAATATATCAGACGGTCAAGTTGCTTCTGACGCAGCTATAGCTATTAGTAAGCTTGCAGAAAGTGCTATAACTATTGACGGAACTTCTGTGTCCCTAGGTGGAAGCATTACAACTAACAATACTCAATTATCTACTGAGCAAGTTCAAGACATAGTGGGGGCTATGTTTACTGGTAACACAGAAACAAGAATTACTGCTACCTACCAAGACGGCGACGGTACAATAGACTTAGTTGTTGATGACTTAGATACTGATACACAACTAACAACAGAAAATGTACAAGATATTGTTGGAGCTATGTTTTCTGGAAATACAGAAACCAGAATTACTGCTACCTATCAAGATTCAGACGGAACTATTGATTTAGTAGTTGATGATTTAGATACTGACACTCAACTTACTACAGAAAATGTACAAGACATAGTAGGTGCTATGTTTAGTGGCAACACCGAGACTAGAATATCTGCTACTTATCAGGACGGCGACGGAACTATTGATTTAGTGGTTGATGATATGACTGCTGATACAAATACACAGTTGTCAACTGAGCAAGTTCAGGATATTGTTGGAGCTATGTTCACAGGTAATACTGAGACTAGAATTTCAGCTTCATATCAAGACGGTGACGGAACGATAGACTTGGTTGTAGACGATATGACTGCTAATACTCAATTATCAAATTCTCAAGTAAGAGCAGCAGTAGAGGCAGCCTCAGATTCTAATGTGTTTACTGATGCAGACCATACCAAACTAAATGGTATAGAAGCAAGTGCAGATGTAACTGACACTTCTAATGTTACTTCAGCAGGTGCATTAATGGACAGTGAGTGTTCTAATTTAGCAGCTGTTAAAGGAATAAACCAAGCATTGACTACAAGTTCTGATGTTACATTTGCTTCAGTTGATGCAGATACTATTGATGTATCAGGAGATTTAACTCTTGACGCAGACGGAGCTGACATAATATTAAAAGACGGTGGTACAGAATATGGTAGACTAACAAACTTCTTAGGTGGACTAACTTTGAAAACAGGTTCATCTGCTTCTAACGGTCTTATATTCTCAGCAGACGGAACTACTATGATTACTGGAGGTAGTGTACAAATGTCAGGAGGTTTTGTTCTTGACGGTAATACTATTACAGGTGTAGATGACTCAGGAGAATTTACTGATGATGATGCTCACATTATGACATCTGCAGGTGTTAATGATAGAATAGAAGCTTTTGGTTTTACAACTAATACTGGTACAGTTACTAGTGTAGCTACAGGTACTGGTATTAGTGGTGGTACAATAACTAGTTCAGGTACAATAAGTATAACTGCAGCACAAACAGGTATTACATCTGTAAAGAATACTTCTCTTGTAGTTGGTAGAGATGACCACAATGGTATACATTTCTCTACAGACAATGCAATTAAAGTAGAAGTAAATAATGTAGAAGATGAATTTAGATTTAAGTCTGGTGGAGAGTTTCACGCAGACGGAGATATTGTTGCTTTCTCAGCTACAACAGCTTCTGATAAAAAACTAAAAGAAAACATAGAAGAGTTGCCTTATGGTATAGATGAAGTTATGAATATGAGAGCTGTGGAGTTTGATTGGAAAAAAGACGAAGCTACTGGAAAAGAAAGAGGTCACGACATAGGTGTAATAGCTCAAGAAATGGAAGAGATTATACCTGAAGTTGTAAAAGAACGTGAAGGTTTAAAAGGTAAAGAAAACTTTAAAGCAGTAGATTATTCTAAATTAGTTCCAGTATTAATTAATGCTATTAAAGATTTAAAAGAAGAGATAGAGGAGCTTAAAAAATAATGGCTCTTACTTCTTCAGGTCAAATAAAATTCAGTGATATAAATACTGAGTTTGGTAGGAGTTCTACTACTGCTAATACATCATTAGAAGAATTATCTGACGGAACTGTTGCAACTATAAATACTAACAATGATTCTGGAGATAGACCAGACGGTTCTGCACCTCACGCAATAACTGAGTTTTATAGTTATGACCACAACGCTGCTGGTGATACATCATTTGGAACTTGGAGTGATGCTACAATAAGATTTGTAGGTAGTAGCCCTGGTGACGGAGTAACTACACACGCTTTGACTACCAATGATTTGACAGACCCAACTGGTAATATAGGTATAAACTCTACTACAAATAGTGGTACAGTTCGTGGTAGTTGTTTGGTTGCAGTATCTAGTACAGGAGACCCTGGTACTTCTAACAGTAGTTTTGGTGGTGGTACTAGTAATAGTGGTAGTGGGTATGAAACTATTGTAAACAATTCAGCTATAGGTAGTGTAACTATGAGCTCTAGTAATAATACAATTCACGCAAGATTTGCTTTTAAACCACATAGTTCCCTTACAGAAACAACTACTAGAACAATGACTTGGACTGTAAACGGTGTAACTAATACAGATATGACAGTGTTTTGTAGCGTAACAAGCTTTGGTGGTTTTTGTGTTGGTGAATATGTACCAGTCAATACACCTACTGGTTATAGACATCATTCAGTTTTAGAAGCTGGCGATTTGGTAATGTCTTATAATTTTGAAACAAATTCAGTTGAAGAAACACCTATAATTAAAATAGAAAAACCAATGCATAAAGATTTAGTTGTATATAGATTTGAAGATATGGATGATATAGTTTATAGTTTAAATAAAGTGGTTACTGTAAACAAAGGATTAACTATTACTAAGGACCACCCTATATATAAAGCTGACGGAACTATGGTATGTTTAGACCCAGCTAAAGCGAAAGAACTATATGATTTAGACGCAGAAGAAATACAAAAAGGTGATGAGATAAGATTTATGGACAAGATAAGAAAGGTATCGCACTATCTAAATAGTCCAGAAGAACTGCAAACATATACAATATTAACCAAGAACAATAACTTCTTTGCAGGAGGAGTATTAGTTCACTCAGAAATAAAAGAATAATATGTACGGAAGAAGAAGACAATTAGGGACAGCTATAAAAAGAAAACGTAAGATTAAAAAAACTCGTCAAGGAAATGGTCGTGGAACTAAAAAAAAGTATAGGAGAAAAAAATAATGGAAGTAGGTAAAGACACTAAATTTACACTATCTATTGAAACAGCTGTCAGTATTGCGGTTACTATAGGTATGGTAATAGGTTTATGGTATTCTTTACAAGCTGATATTGAAGAAGCTAAAAGACTACCTGAACCAGAAGTATCACGTATGGAATATGATTTAAAAGACCAAATGGTTCGTGATTCAATATTAAATACTGAAAATAAAGTAGATAAGTTAGAAGAGAAAGTAGATGATATTAAAGAAGATACAAAAGCTATAACTCAAACACTTATCGATATGAATAATAAATGAGGTTAGAAGATGAACAAAATAATGTTATCATTATGTTTGTGGTTTGGTTTATCTTTTTCTGTATTGCACTCGCAATCAGTTAATTTAGATAACTTTCAAGCTATACAACTAATGAACCAAGAAGATTGTGCTGTGGTACAAGTAAATGCTTCTTGGAATTATAAAAATAGATTACCTATAGAAAATTTAAAAGATTGTTATGTAGCAGAAATAGACTTATCAAATAAAGTCGTTGGTGCTGTTATACAACAAGAGTGGTCTATAAAAGTAGTTCCTACTATTATAATTTTTGAAAATGGTAAAGAAGTAATGAGGTTTGAACCTGGTATAAGTATGAAGTTCAACGAAAAAGAAGTGTTAGAAAAAATTAGAAAGGAGATAAGATAGTGCCTGGATTAAGTAAAAAACAAATGAAAATTGCTGGTATGGCAGCACCTAGAAACAAAATTACAGGAGCAGATTTTATGGCATTAAGACGCATGAAACAAGCAAATGGTAAAGGAAAGATGACAAATGCCGCCAAAAAGAAAAAGTAAAAGAGACCCAAGGTTAGCAAGAGCAGGTGTTTCTGGTTTTAACAAACCAAAAAGAACTCCTAATCACCCTAAAAAATCACATATAGTTGTAGCCAAAGAAGGAGACAAAATAAAAACTATAAGATTTGGACAACAAGGTGCTAAGACTGCAGGTAAACCTAAAAAAGGTGAATCTAGAAGAATTAAAATGAAACGTAAAAGTTTCAAAGCAAGACATAGAAAAAATATAGCCAAAGGTAAGATGAGTGCAGCTTACTGGGCTAATAGAGTAAAATGGTAAATAGGAGATAATATGAATATAGTAGTCAGTAAATTATTAACAAGCTTATTAAGTGAAAAAATCTTAAAAGCTGTGTTATTAAAACTTGGTGATTTTTTCATCAAGAAGTCAGATAACAAATTAGACGATGAAATCTGGGCTGAAGTTAAAAAAGCCCTTAAATAAGGAGATAGATATGAACTGTGAATGTCAATGCGGATGGTGTATATAAATGCCTAAGCAAATGCTTACATTAAATGACTTTAGTGGAGGACTTAATACCAAGTCCTCTCCTAGGGATATTGCGCCTAATCAGTTACAGTTAGCTGATAATGTTAAAATATCTAATCCAGGACTAATAGAATCTTTAAGTCCTGCTTCAGATAAATCACATTTAAGCAATACTATCACTAGAACAACCCCTGGAATACAAGGAACTGGAGCATTCTTTTTTAATCATGAATTTGATATATCAGACGGAACAGGAGCTGTTAGCCAAACCGCTCAAGAAATCGTAGCATACCCAGATAACACTTCTCTTAAATTTTTGTCAAGAAAATATAGAGGTGGTCGTACAGACTTAGATGCTTTTACAGATGTCAATGATGATAAATTTAATCCAACAGATAATAATTCTATAGATAATGTTTCTGATGGAGTTTTTGAGCCAGTATATTATTATATTGATGGAGTTTTATATGTTGCTGATAGAAAAAGAGTAGATACTAGTGGTAGTTTTACACAAAAATCTATACAACTTATAGAGGGAAAACCTAGATTTAATGATTCTGTAGACTCAGCTTGGATTACAGGAGATGCTGCAGTAGAGTCAACAACTGATGCAATCTTTGAA